ATACAGATGCTGAAGCGGAGACAAAGGTCGAAGCAAAATCTGAAACTAAGGCCTCTACAGGTGTAGAAGTTAGAGATGGCAAGATGTATGTGGCGGGTGTAAGAGTTTACACCAGAGATGACACAAACAGAATCGCGGCAAATGCCAAGAAGGACGCTGAAAGCAGAATTCTTAGTGATTTAGAAGTTGAAAGTTTTGACAAAGTCAAATCAGTTGTTTCACAATTGCGTGATGCACCAGAAGGCGAAAGTCTAAATGTTCAAAGTCTAAAAGATGCTGTTAAGAAACGTGAGCAAACAGTGGAAGAGTTACGTGCAGAATTACAATCGGTTAAAACTGATTATGCACTTAAAAGCCACATAGGTTCATTGAAAGATTCAATGCCAACTGCATGGAACAGTGATCAAAAGTCAGCAGTAGTTGATTTAATGAAAGCAAGGAACATGCTACACTTGGAAGGAGATGTTTTTGCCATTAAGAGTGGTGAAGATTATCTCACAGTAGATGGAGAAACTCCAGACTATGCCTCAGCAGTTAAAGTTGTTGGGCAAACATTGGGTTTACCATTTGCTAAAAAAGGCAATAGTGTAATCGATGTAGATAAAACACCAGCAGGTGAAAGTAGTAATAAAGCACTTGACATGACAAAAGTCAACAGTGATAGTGCATACAGAGCCGCTTATGTTAGTATACGTCAACAGAACGCCACTTTACCACGTGATCAAATCACAAATAAAATGGTGCTCGACCAAATAAAACGAACAGGTAGAGGATAGGTTTCCAATACCAAATTAAATAAATTATATAGGAGATACCATCATGGCATCAACAACAAGCGTAACAGCACTATATGAAGACATCGTTGCAGACTTAATTCCGTTTTATGACAATTTTGTCCTATTACCGAATCAGCAATTAATCGTCAACTCATATAACATAGAAGGCGGAACTGGAAATTCAATGAAAATTCCAACTGTCAATTCATGGACAACAGGTTCAGTAGTAAACCCAGGTGCGGCAATCGTCGATATCGGCGGAACCGACCAATCAACACCAGTAAATGACTTCGATCCAGATCCAGTTTCTTTAGGCGTAAGCAAAAGAGCTTCTGGAACACTCGTAAACATGGAAGACTTTGAAGACGGCGGAATCGACACAGTTCGTAACGCAGTAGTAACAAGACTTGCAAGAGCAATTGCTCAAAGCACAGACAAAGCAGGTTTCAACGTATTAGGCGCTGGATCAGAAACTGTAATGACTGACCTTTCAGACGTAACAACAATTGGAATGGACGGTTTAGCATCAGGCGACAACAAAGGCGATTGCGAATTAGCATACGTTATGTCACCAGAAGCACTTGCATACGCAGTTAAGCGTTCACCAGAAGTTAAATTCTTCGAAAACGTAAACCACGACAGAGCTGAATATACTTCAACTGTGAGAAACGGTTTTGCAAGAATCAGACCTGAGTTCATCAGAGGTATTGCTACTAAAGAAGGAATTGGCGGCGCTACAGACGGAGCATCACTTGACTTCTTCGCTACTTCAGTTGCTAACTTAAGAGCAGTAAACGCACCAACAGATGGCGCAGGTTTCTATGCCGCAGTTATTACACCAGCACAAGAATTAGCACTTGCTAAACAACTTAATGGTGCAGGTGCAGTTAGCAGTGGTTCAATTGGTTCAGTTGCACAAGACATGGCTAATGACGCATTACTAAGAAGTTTGATCACTCAAGCACTTGGTTGTTCATTCATCCGTTCTAACAACTTACCATCTGGCTTAGCATCAGCGTAATTTAACAATAGGAGATTTGATATGGCATTTATAGTAGCAGGCGGTAGTGTAGTAAGTTATGCTGAAGCACTTGACGTAAGAGATAAAGATCAAAGGGTTTTTGAAGCCAATGAGATCAACTTCACTGACGTGCCTGACGCACCTGCAAATCTCGACGAATACATTGAGGATCTCGCTACCAAGGCAACTGATCGTATCAACACAAAGATACGTTTAAGCCGACAGTGGCGAGAATACTTAGGTAAGACTGGCAGTGGTTCAACATCACTAAATGACTTGCCTGATTTCAATCCAAATTATATTGTGACCCACAAGGCAATGTTCACAGACATGTGTGCATATTATGTGCTCAAAGAGTTTTTATTGCCTAAGGTTGCAGACTTTGGAGACCCAGAATCACCAGACGTTCAGAAAATACAGTATTATGAAAATAAGTTTAACGACTATTTTACTGAACTGATGAGTGATTTCATTTACTATGATGCAGACGGTGATGGCACCGTGCAAGATGGTGAAAAACAGGTCACATTCAATATCCTCAGACGTGGACGTGGACGCAGGAACGTGGTGAGGGTTAGATAATGAGTATCAGAGATACGTTATTAGCCAACGTTACAACAAGTTTAAGCGGTAGTAGTGTTAGTGTAAGCAGTGAGTTGCCATGGAATAGTGGACAACGACCATTGTATGAAAAAAACATGAAACACTTTTATCTCAGTGAAGCATCACTGGATATAACGCAAAACCAAATAACGTTGGATAGAAATGACGTATTTCAAACTGAAACTCAATTGACAGCCTTTGTCTCAGTAGACGCCAAAAATCAACCAACAGATATTAGCACTGTGATTTCTGCAGTGCTAAATTCGAAGAACTCTGTTTCGGACCAGTATATCATGGAATGTAACGGAACAACAGAAATAGTTGAAGATCGAATCACTTATCAATTTGATTACCGATTTGTTAAAATTAATTAATAGGAGAAACCCATGGGTTATATAGCAGTAAACGAAGAAGCAGAATTTGTTAAATTGCAAATAGTCGCAAATGGTAATGCCTACGCAAACGCTAATGTGGCGATGGCTGTCACAACCGACGTTATGGTGGTGCCTGCAATGCAGGAAATAACACTAAACATGACGCCAGGCACATTCCGTTGGAAACAACTGGATGAGTTAAGCGAACAAGTAGTAACTACCTCAAGCACAAACAGTCTTGAAGCAACGATTGTCTTAGATGACGAATCATTCTTCACAGGCAAAGGTGCAACGACTGGCATATTCAATGTCACAAATAACAAAACTGAAGCATACTTTAGAATGTATTGGCAAGGCGACAGCACTGGCGATAGATATGTTGAAGGAACAGGATACTTAACAGGTGTAGCACCTACAGTATCACCAGACTCACCAGTTTGGACATCACCTTTAACAATTGAAATCTCAGGTGACTTAGTTCCTGGCGTAGTATAAACATAAAGTAATTGTTATTAGATTATATAGGGAGATTTATTTCTCCCTGTATTTTTACAAGGAGCAGATATGAAACATCATCCGAAACACAGACGCATTGTAGAACAATGCATCAAAGATGGAAAACAAGAAGTGATACTAAGTGGCCAATTACACAATGTCAACGACATAGCAGTGGAAATGGGCATAGAATCTCACAATGCAGATAAATATAGGAAAGAACATGCAGATATGGAAACAGAAGACCACAGCAGAGATATTGAAGACTCTGGAGATGGAATTAGCGAAAGCGAAGAATGAATTAAAGTGCCTCACACAAGATGCAGGCAAAGTAAGTAACAGAGTGAACTTTTTATTAACGGCAGTTCACGCACTACAAGATAAGGATTTGAAGATATGAAATTACAAGAATTAGCAGTTAAACCCGTTTTAATCACAGTCACAATCGATGACGAAGACATCATAGAACAATATGGAGAGCCACTCGAATTTTACGTGTGGGACAGACAACCATTGGAAAAATTTATGATGTTTGCAGGTAAAAAACTGGAAGCAGAAGATTTACCTATGATGCTGGACTTTTGTCGTGAGATGATTCTCGATGACAAAGGCAAGCCAGTGTTAACAAATGAAAAAGTTCTACCAACTCAGGTGATGACAAAGTGTGTCACTAAAGTTATGGAACAATTGGGAAAGTAACAGGAAGTAGTTTCTCTCCCAACGATCCAGTGTTAAGCAGTGCTATAATGCTGGATCAAATGGCTAATCGATATGGTATGTTGCCCAGTCAAGTATTAGAGATAGCCACAACGCAAGATCTGTTTGTGTATGATGCTTATATAACATATACCAATCATGAAGCAGAGAAACGTAATCGCAAAAATGGAGGCCCGCCAAAGGCCCAAAGTATTACTTCCGATAATTTACAAGAACGTTTGGCTAAATTTAGAGAACAATAAATGAAAATGGATCGTAAACAATTTGACAAACTGATGACACAACTTGAAGATGTGCCACCAGCAGTGATGCGTGAAGCATTACCACGTATGCAAAAGTTTACACCAAGAGCATCAGGTAATGCTCGTAGTAAAACTCAGAAACGAGATGAAACAACCATAATAGCCGATTATGCTTATGCAGATAGATTGGACAATGGTTGGAGTAAACAAGCACCAAAAGGTTTTACAGATCCCACAATAGATTTCATAGAGCAACAAATCATGCGTGACATTGGGAGGATGTAAGTGTGGCTAAAAGTATAAAAATTGCATTAGAATTAGATACCAGTCAATTTGACAAAGGCATAAAAAGTGCCAAACGTGATTTAAGTGGTTTAAATTCTGAATTAGGCAATGGCAAAAGCAAAGGTGATGGTTATAAGGTCAGCATGATTGGAGTTGCTGGTGCCGTAGCCGCAGTAGGCACAGCCGCAATGGGACTGAAGAGTGCCCTGGATGCCGCTCAAAGTGTTGAGAACCTCAATGTAACATTGACCACATTGTATGGTGATGCAGGACTGGCCGCAGAGGCAATGGCCACTGTTAAAGAACAAGCCGCAGGACTAACATTTGCACTCAGTGATATTCAAAGTGGTGTTCCTTCACTGGCATTGGTAGAAGAAAAGTTTGGTGGATTGGATAACGCAATTCAATTTACATCTGGTGTTGCAAGTGCATTTGGAATGACGTTCCAAGAAGCCGCAACCAACGTTCAGAGATCCATGACTGCTGGTATTGGTGCCGCAGACTTATTCAGAGACAAAGGTGTTAAAGCATTCCTCGGATTCCAAGAGGGTGTAAAATACACTGCTGATGAAACACAGGCCATGATGTTAGCATCATTTGAAAAAGTAACAGATGCAAACGAGGCTGCCGCTGACACACTAACAGGTCAGTTCTCTATGATGGAAGATGCCGCTTTCCAATTAAGTGAAGCAGTAGGCACAGCATTTGGTGCCACACTGAAAGCAGAATTATCAGAACTAAACACTGCATTCGCAGAAAACAAAGAACAAATTTTAGCAGTTGCAAGAACAATTGGTGAAACACTGGGTAGAGCATTAACACTGGCAGTGAACAATGCAGATATCTTGCTTGGTGTGATGAGTGGTATATTTGCCGCGGCCGCAGTAGGTCGTGTTGTTGCAGTTGTAACAGCAGTTATGAACTTCACAAAGGCAATGCAAGCCGCCGCAGTAGCAGGAACCATATTGCAAGGTGTTACTGGTGTAGGTTTACTCAAAGTAGGTGCTGGGTTAACAGCCGCGGCAGCCAGTATAGCAGTGATGAATGGCATGTTCGAAGAACAAGAAGAAGTTGTGAACGATGTTCTTATTGCAGATGACGACCTTGAATCCAGCAGAGCAGAAAATGATGCCGCAGAGAAGAAACGTGCAGAAGAACGTGATGCAAGACAACGTGCCGAAGAAGCAAGACTACAAGCAATAGCGGCCGCAGAAGTAGACAAAGCCGCTAAAGTAGAAGAAGCCGCACAAAAGAAAGCAGAAAAAGATGCAGAACGTGCCGCCAAGGAAGAAGAACGCAGAGCAGAGAAAGAACAACGTGCCGCGGAACGTCATCAGAAAGAATTGTTAAGAGCTCAAGAAGTAATGGAGCAGGCAAATAACAAATTTGAAGCAGATTTACGTGATATAAACAGCACAACAGAAAAAATAGGCTTAACAGAAACACAAATTCAGCAATTAGATGCCGTGAATGCATTAAACGCCGAAAGAGAAGTCAAATTAGCAGAGATTGCCAAGTATAATATATCAGATGCAGAAAAGAACCAGTTACAAGAAGAATTAAACGCACTGTATGACGCTCAAATACCCAAGATCAGAGACGCAATAGAGGCTGTAGACACGCAACAACGTAAATTCAGCACAGGTTGGACCAAAGCATGGACACAATACAAAGATGATGCTGAAAACAATGCCAAAACAGCAGAGCAAATGTTCACCGCTGTTACTGGCACAATGGAAAGTGCATTTGTAGACTTTGTTGCCACAGGTAAAGGCAGTTTTAAAGATCTTGTTGATGACATGATTAACCAATTGAAACGTATCATTGCTAAAAAGATATTTGTTACCATACTTGAGTTTCTTGTGCCAGGATTGGGCAATATATTTTCTTTTCTTGATTCAGGTGGAACTATTGGCCCCGGCAAATTAGGTATTGTGGGTGAGAAAGGTCCAGAGATTGTGAGAGGACCAGCACAAATCATCGGCAGACAACAAAGTGCAAGTATGTTAGGTGGTGGTGCAGGTGGCCAAGTCACATACAACATCAATGCAGTTGATGCCAGTTCATTCAAAACACTGGTTGCACAAGATCCTGAGTTCATATACAACGTTACTGTAGCAGGCAGTAGGAGAATACCACGATGAGTTTACAAACAATAATTGACAATGCCACCAGCATAAACATAGGCAGAACAAAATTAGCCAGTAGCACAATAAGTCGCAGTGGCAGAATCAAAACAGGCATACAAGCAGGTAACCAACCATTCTTCTTTAACGTTGCAATGAATCCTGCAAGTTTATATGTTAACTTCAGAGACACACTGGAAGAGATAGACAGATTGGATGCCATATTCAGTGCTAACATCAACATAGGTTCTTCCAATGCAGGACTAAGTTGGATAACACAATATCAAGGTGATTTAAGTTCAGCACAACTTGGTCAAATAACAGCCACAACAACATTTGCAGGCAACACCATTGAATTAGGTGTAAGTGGTGTATCAGGTGGTAACAGCACAGATCTCGTTTTCAAAGCAGGTGATTATTTCACATTTGATTCAGGATACAAATATCCATACACTGTGGTCAGTGATGTCACATTGGGAACAGGTAGCACCATAAGTGTAACACTGAACAGACCAATTATAACACAAACAGGTTATACCATAGACAGTGGCAAAGGCATATTGGTAGGCACTGATGTAACATGGCAAGTTAAAATGTTAACCAAACCCACTTACACAATAACACCAGATAGATTTGTTGAATTCAACGGAGAGTTCGAATTAGTAGAAGTTGTGGAGGACTAAATGTCAACATCCATTCCAGCAGTAGGGGCCAATCAAGTAAACAGTGCAACATTCATTGATTTGCAACTTGGTGGCACAACATACTATATCACAGATGCATACAAGCCAATGACCATAAACAGTAACAGTTATACTCAATTGGGCATATTGCTTGATGTCAGTGAAATCACATACGATTACAAAACCACATCAGGCACAATGACGTTTGCCATATCAGGTGTGCCTAACACACCAGACTTTTTACAGTTGATTGAGAACACAGAAATCAAAGGTGGTGACGTAGAAATAAGACGTGCATTCTTTGATCCTGTAGACAGTGATGTGATTGCTGGAGAAGATTATTTACGTTTCAAAGGCATAGTGTCAAACTATGGCATTGAAGAAGAAACAAACATCATAGAAGGCAGAGCCACTAACACAATCATATTTGAATGTGCATCTACATTTGCCATATTAGAAAAGAAAATAGCAGGACAAAGAACAAACGGATCAGATAGACGTAGATTTTATCCTGGTTCCATAGACTTTGATCGTATTAAGTTTATACAAGATGATAATTTACCGGAGTTTGATCGATGAGTTTAAAAAGTTTACTTGAAGCGGTAAGTCAAAACGCCACCATTGTCACAGAAAGCGAAAGTGTTAGAGCCGCTATAGGCACACAATTATTACCAGGCAGTTTGGGTGTGAGCGGATTACCTTCTGATGTGGTCAGCCAAAGTATAAGAATATCCAGCAGTGCAGACACCAACATTCAAGGTGGTAGTTCACAAGCAGACAGAGCTCAAGTAAATCCAAATACCTTAAACAAAGTTCCAAGAGTATATGGTAGGATTGTTTCAGGTGGTGTTATCACAGATGCACACAAAAACAATGCTAACAGTTTGGTGTATTGCATGACGTTAAGTGACATCAACACAGATGGCAATGATTATGTAGACAATGGCAGTGGACAAAGACCAGGATGGCAGTTCAATGATGTATTCAGAGACAAAGACAAATTGGTGTTCAGTGCTGTAAGTGGTTCAGAACACAAAGTTATCACATTGAACAACATAGAAGACAATTCAAATGCAGACTTAACAGGCACAGATGCCATAAGTGTTTATGCATGGAGCGGCAATGCTCATGCTAATGCACAGATATTTCCTGCATACAGTAAAAGCAGTATATACAGACAAAATGCATATGACATAATGCCCAATTGGACCAGTGCTAACACCATGGAAGATCTTGTGTTTGCCATTGTGGAAGTAAATGTGTTGGAAAATGTAAATGCCAACATAACACAATTTGGCACATTCTTATTTGATGAACAAAGTTTGGGTTTTGTTAATTCAGGACTACAAGCAGACCACAGACCATTAGATAATCCTGCTTATGCATTGTGGGACTATTTAACAGACAGCAGATATGGTGGTGGATTGAGCAATGTAGACCTCGATGTCAATGCCATAGAATCATGGGCTGATTACTGTAAAGAAACTGTTCAATTTGTCACAGGCACTTATGCTTCACCTGTTGGTCCATTCAGCAGAGATAGATTTCAATCAAACATATACGTGAATCCACATAACACTGTGATGACAAACGTAAATGAATTGTGCAAAGCAGGACAAGCCACATTCGCATATGATGGCAAGCAAGGCAAGTTCACAGTGTTCACAAACAGAGCAATAACAGCCTCAGAAAAGTCAAACGCATTCCTATTTGATGACGACAACATAGTGAGCAGAATAAATGTAAACAGCACTGACTTATTCAGTTTGTTTAATTTTGCAGAAGTAACATTTCCAAACATATTAGAAAATGATGTCACAGACACAATGTTTGTGGAAACACCTACTGCAGACAAGTTGAGCAATGAACCAACCAGTGGTATGACAATATCATTTCAAGGTGCTAATCAACGCAGTCAAACAGCCGCAATTGCAAACACCACATTGAAACAAAGTCGTGTAACAGATGTTGTTTCATTCACAGCAGACCACAGCACCATGGTTGTTGATGTAGGTGACTTTGTGAAAGTTACTAATGCAGAGAAAGGCTATGATGAAAAGTTATTCCGTGTGGTGAGAACAGTAGAACAAAACATCATGGGTGCATTGACAGTGAAGTTTACACTTGCTGAATATTCAGATGCGCCATTTGAAGATATCATATACTTGGATACCACTGATGAACCATTTGCCACAGGCGTAGGCACATTGGAAAATTACAGTGACAACGGCAGTTTCTCATTTGTTGACAAGTGGACAACATTCCAACCAAATCCAGAAACATCAGGCATATATCAAGGTTGTTACATTGTGAACAATCCTCAAAGTGGTAATGGTAGCATAGTTGATTTGTCAACAGGCAATGTCACAGGCACAGAAACAATCACAAACATAAATGCATTGACCATAGTGGGTGGTTCATTTGATCCCACAGAAGAAAGTTGGATGATTGTGAGAGGGGGACTTGATGGCACAGTGGATCCTGCATACAATGATATAACAGTGACACTTGAGAATCAAAACACAGGCCAATCCATACAAAGCAGTAGTGCTAAAATGGGTGCAAGTGGACAAATATACACTTACAGTTTATTCAAATTAAACAAGATAACACCTGGCACATACAAAGTGAAAACACAATATGATTACACTGGATTTGCACCTAAGAAACAAAGTTTGACATACACCAGTGCAAGTATCACAATGGATGATTACAGTATAACAGGCAATGCACTTGTTGACACATATGGATATAAAACAGCAGTAACACAAAATCCTGTGCAAGTTCAAGGACCAACTAACACCAGAGGTTATGACATTACCAACAGTAAGCAACATGACTTCACAGGTGTAACACCAGGTAAATTTACCATAGAAACAAAAGTAACACCAACTTGGAATACTATACAAACATACAGTGAAATACAATTTGTTCCACATGTTGAAATAGTGTTTGTTAACAGTGTGGACAATGAAACAGTCACACAATTGCACAACAGTGGTGGATTTGATTATGTTGGCAGTAATGCTATCAACAACAGTGGTATACAAAACACAGAACAAACCATAACTTCAGAATTCTTTGTAGATCCAAAAGCATATGGATTAGACAGCACATGGTATGTGAGCAGAGTGAATGTGGTTATGAAAGGTTCTTCATATGGTGCACCAAACGATATAGCATTCACAAACATTGAATATACCTTAAGTCAACGCACATCCTACTGGCGTTATCTCGATAGTGATGAAACACCAATAATAGACAGAATAGGAAATGCTGGATATACACCGTAACGGAGATTAATAAATGTTAAGCAAAGTAGCATACAGAAAAAGCATGGTCCCACAACAACTTCCGCCAGGAACTCCACCTACGTATGATGTAACTTATACAACAGTAGTAGAACATTACACAGGAACATCTTTTACTAATCAAATTAATGTAGACATAGATAGTTCTATAGGACAAGGCAACGTATTATACATAGAATATGCTGGGTTGGCAAATAGTTTTATCACTGGTGGAGCAAATGTAATTCCAGTCTCACTTGATGTAAATGGAGATGGCAATGCTTCTACAATTATAACACCAGCAAGTTACAACAGTGGCACATATCCTTTTACCATTAACGTAAGAACAGGTGATCCTCGATTAGGTCAAATAGTTAGTAGCACCACAGGAAATATTACCAGCTCTACAGTTAATATTAGTTCATCAGGCAGTAATTTAAGCACAGGCACAGCATATGGTAAAAATTACTATAAATGGGAACCATCATCAAATAAAACCACAGCAGGTGATTTAGATACTACTGGTTCTTTTGCTTCAACTACACCAGCAACAATTAATATTTTTGCTTTATCAGGTGGTGGAGCAGGTGGTGTTACTGCCAGAGGTGGTGGTGGAGGAGCAGGTAAAGCTCTAACAGCAAATTCGTTTATCATTAATAGCTCTACTCCTTCAGGAATCACTGTAGGTGGAGGCGGATATGTTGGATTCTATGGTAACAACGAACCAAGCGATTTTACCAACGAAGGTTTCAATGCAGGTGAAGGTAATTCCACAGTAGTATTTGGTAACGAAATATTTGGTGGAGGACGAGGCGGTCATACAAATACAAGCATGATTGGCACAGGCACCACAATTGCAGAAATTATGGGAGGTTCTCAAAACTCTTATACATACGCATACTGTTCGGCTCCTTTAGGAAACGTTAGTGGTAACTTCACTGGCACAGGTGGCGGTGGATATGGCTTTGGCACTAATTATGGTGTAAATTATGGTGCCGGTGGTGGAATAACGCCAACAATCTTTGGAGGCGGTGGAGCATCATATCCATATAATTATGATGTGTGTTCTAATGGCACAATTGAATATCCAGTGAGTGCTGAAATGATTGATAAAGGAATCTTAGCAGGCTTTAGCGGTGGTGACGGCGGAGGCAACGGCGGTGCTGGAGGGGGCGGCACTGGTAGTAGAGGATCAGATGGATCCACTTCTGGTGCAACTGCAAGTGGCGGTGTTGGCATAACAAATAATTTTACAGGTTCTACTATAACATACGGCATAGGTGGTCAAGGTTTAGGTTCAAGCACCACAGGCGGTAATTTGCCTGCATCACAATTTGGTAAAGGCCATGGTGGTGGTTGCATGGGTGCAAAAAGAACTGGTTACGAGAATTCAGGTGGTGGCGGAGTTGTAATCTTTCAATTAGAAGGCGATCATAACCATACTGTAATATTAGATTGATAAAAATTTTAGATTAGATAAATATAACTTATAGAACTTCAATACACCTTAGTGTGTTGATTTTACCCCTTAGGAGAACAATATGTCCGGTAGATTACTCGATTTTAAATCATATATTGGCGGAGCCGATAATGTGGTTGTTCAGGAAATGTTTCCTGGAGACCAACAAACTTTTTCATATGACTTTGGAAGTATAAATTTAACAAACTATACTTTCTCAGCAGACTATCAAAGCCTTTTATTAAGCAGTGTAGCATACGATCGTGTCACAGGCGATGTAAACTTTGCAGATACATCTGTTAGCGGTTATTTCACAAACACAGCAAATATTTCAGCAAGTTTCATTGATAGATCAAGTCAAAGTTCAGGTGTGATAGCATTCACAATACCTGAAAACAGATATACCGGAAACGTTCTCCCTAACGCAAGAACAAATGTTGTTGCTACTATTGTTTCTTTTGAATGGGAAACAGATGATGCAACACCTCAAAAACAACGACACAGGTATTGCATACTTGAACGCTTTGATCCAACTGTGGGCAAAGTTCCAGGAGATCCGGCCGACGAAGCCAACTTTATATCATTGACAACATAAGGAGTAAAAAATGCCAATAACATTAACAACTAATACTTCTAACGTAACTGTCGATGCAACCACAAATACCATAACAGTAAGTTCAACGCCAGCAAATGTTGTTGTAAGCACCCAAGCAAGTGGTATATCAAATGCTGTGATTAGATCAGCATTCAGTGTAAACGACACAGGCGGTGATGGAAGTTTAACATACGCAGAAGCAACAGGCGAATTCACATACGCAGGCCCAAGTGCGGCAGAAGTGAGAAGTCATTTCAGTGCAACATCACCTATATCATTGAGCTCAGGTGTTATAAGCATAGATTCAAGTGCTTTGTTCAGTGGTAAAACCACAGATGACTTAGCAGAAGGTTCTACTAACTTATACTTCACAGATGCAAGAGCAAATGCTGTTCTTGCCGCAAACACCACTGATGAGTTATCTGAAGGCACACAAAATTTATACTGGAGTAAAATAGGCGATCCAGTAATTACCACATATTTGCCAGAAGGAACAAATTTATACTTCACAGATGCAAGAGCAGATGCTCGTGTAAATGCTTTATTGCCAAACACTGACAGTTTGTCAGAAGGTTCTACTAACTTATACTTCACAGATGCAAGAGCAGACGCAAGAGTAAATTTACAAACAGGTATTAACCTTGATCTACAACACAAAACCACAGATGAGTTACACGAAGGCACAAACAATTTATTTTATACCACTGATAGATCAAACACTGCTATAACGGCCCATTTTGCAAATGCATCAGCGGCACCATTTGTGTTCAACGGTAACGTAGACGTTCAAGGTAACTTGAATTACGTTAACACTGAAGACTTATTAGTAAAAGACAGCAGTATCACTCTCAATGTTGGCAATGTGGCACAAGATGCACACATATTTGTTGATAGAACAGGTGCAAGTGGTAATAATGTTGCTATTAGATGGAATGAAACCACAGACAAGTGGCAGTTTACCAATAACGGAACTACATATCAAGACATAGGCAGTTTTGGTGGTGCAACTTCAGATGATTTACCGCAAGGCACAAACAACATTTACTTCAGCACAACTGGTGCGGCAGTAAACACAACAAATTTAACTGAAGGCACTAATCTTTATTACACAACTGCAAGACAAAACACAGATTTTGACACAAGACTTGCAACAAAGACCACAAGTGATATCGCAGAAGGCACTAACTTATATTACACTGATGGTAGATTTGACACAAGATTTGATTCAAGACTTGCATCAAAATCAACTTCAAACTTAACAGAAGGCACCAACTTATACTATACCACTGATAGAGCTAACACAGCCATCGGTGCATACACTGGTGACATGTTGAACATAAACAACATCACACCTGATATCATAACACTAAAAGACGTTAAAGAAACAAGACACGATCATGGTAACGTGAGTAACCAAGTGTCAGTTGATATATCAGATGGCACAATACAATCAATGAGACTTGTGAGTAACATCACAGGATTTACATTCTCAGATCTCGATGATGGTGGCAGTGTAACATTAATATTACAGCAAGATGGTGTGGGTTTTAGAACACTTGACTTTACAACCACACCCAGCAATTGGACAAATTGGAAATGGGTAAGCGATTATAAAACACTAAACACTGCAAATGATTCATATGATCTTATTTCAATCACATATGATGGCACATACTATTTTGCAAGTCTTGTTGCATTTGAAGATTCCAGTGTTATACAAAATTCAGATCTTGCTAACAGCAGTATCACAATAAACAACAAAGTATACAATCTCGGTGATGATGCAACTTTAGAAGGCTTAACAGGAAATATTGCAACAACAGGCAATTTATCAATAACAGGACATATTGCAACAACAGGCAATGTAGATGCTTCATACTTTATTGGTGATGGTAGCCAATTAACAAACTTACCAGGCGGTGGTGGAGGAAGTGGCACAGTTACTTCTGTTACTGCTGGCGATGGTATGACACAAAGTGGAACAAGCACTATAAATCCAACACTGGATGTTGTAGGTGGATTTGGTATCACAGTAAATGCAGACAACATTGAATTGTCAAATGCTGATTTGGCATCTTTGACTGATCCAATTACCACAACAGGCACTATCACAGCAGGATTATTTGAAGGTAATATCAATGGTGCAGTATTACTAAAAGTGTTTAACAACACAGGCACAAGAATTGACAAAGGCAATGTTGTATACTTGCCAGGTGGCAACCATGGTGCTGAAGCATACGTAGAAAATGCAAGAGCAGACAGTGCCACCACAATGCCAGCATTTGGTATAGCATATGAAGACATCACAGCAGGTAATCCAGGTGAAATAGTAACATTAGGTGAACTAACTGGTCTTGATCTAACAGGCTTTACCACAGGTGATCATTTGTTTGTGTCACCAACAACTGCAGGTGCATTCCAAAATACACAACCAACAGGCGAAGCAAACCTCATACAAAACATAGGTAAAGTGGTCAAAGGCGGTAACGGCGGAGCACTTGAATTCACAGGAGCAGGTCGAGCCAATGACACAGATAACTTAGATGAAGGCAACATCTTCCTTGGGTCTACAAGCAACACAGCAATTAATGTAACGCCCTCTAACAACTTTAATACATTAAGTAATGCATTTGACTTATCTAATGATTTAACCAACATAAACAGCATTACAAGTGCTACTAACAGCGATTTAAAACTGTATGCTGGTAACGTAAGTCCTGGATCAACACAATTTCACAGTAAATTTGGTGCTGGCTTAGTAGACACCAATGTTGGTAGCATAGTAGGTGATGGTTATGGTATCAATAATACTTTTAATTTCAGAGACACCATAAACACAGATGCTCAAGCAATTACCACAACATTGTTAAATGACAGCAGTCAAAACATTGATGCATATGCATTCGCAGGAACAACCACAGCAGGCAGTAATCAATTTGCAATCACAGATGGTGGAACATTTAGATCATTTAATTTAAACGGATCATTTACATCTGATTTCACAACTGCTAAAGCAGGTATTGGTCAATATTGTGGTTGGCAAGACATTTATCTTGCAAACTGGTTATTACCACAATTCACAAATCAAGTTCCAGGTTTCCCACCAGACGTATATGTGGTCAGTGTTGACACAGTAGGCAACACAATCACAATGAGCAAAAACGCTCAAACATCAGAAACATTTACTGCAAGTTCACCAGCAATTATACCACAAGGTGCAGTGGACACTGCCAGTGGTTTCTTGTTAGACATCACCAGTGAAAATGACTTTGGTATAAGCACAGATAGAACTGTGATACCAATGGGAACTGGTGCTCAGTTTGGTGTTATAGGTGTTGGTGTGAGAAAATTAAGTGATACTTATAATTATCCATTAACTGGTCCTACACAAGATGACTTCCAATGGAGTTTGGGCTCAAGCAGTGATTGGACATACAATTTAGGTAGTGTTCAAGCAAACAGAGAACCATTTTTAAAACAAAGATCAAGTCTTGAAGTTGAACAAGGACATTACAAAGCACCACGTGGAATGTTAATTGGTAACAGCACAGAAATGTCAAACAGAGGTTTTGCTGATCCAATTACCAGTTTTGGTCTCAACATTATGTGGGATGGCTCCACAGACAGCACAAACTTGCAAGATTTTGACAGTGCTGGTTCGGCTCTTCCTCAGATATTGTTAAAATCATATAACACTGGAACATTTGGCGGTATAGGTGCAAGTCAAAGAAGCAGAGGTGGTCCAAGATTATTCTTTGCGGCTGCCAATGGTAGTGTAAATGACAGTGAAGTCAGTGTATATCCAATACAAGATCAAGAATTAGGTAGACTGAGTTTTTGGGGTAGTGCAGGCGATAATGCCACTCCAAGTAGTGTTAACGTTCCAGCATTGATCAATGTGAATGCACATGATGATTGGACTTCACAAGGCGGATCTGGCGTAGGCGGTAACTCAGACATGCATCTTGCCGCAACATCAAACAAAGACAATGGCGCAGATGTGTTTATGAGTTATGAGGCAGGAGAACTTGTTCTTGCTTCAGGTAAAACCACAGCCAGTGCAAACATTGTATTAGCACCAGCACAACAATCAAACAATGGTAACGTTAGTTCAGCATACAGTGGTGCAGTGCATCAGTATGCAAGAGCAAACTACAACAACATGGGAACCGAAACAGGTAGTAAATTAAGTGTTGTGCAAGGCACAAACTCAAATACTATAGGTGATATTGCATTAAGCATAACCAGAGACTACATTGAAGGCACAGACAGTGTGTCATTAGCACAATATGCCAGTTGGATCAATGGTAATGACGTAGCAGAAGGTGACACAGTTATTATTCTCAGTAATCCAGGCACTTTTAACAGCATTGAAACAGATGGAACTCAAATAACCATATCAGGTGTTAGTGGCCCAGGAAGCAGTAACTTAAATGGTGGAACATTCTATGTTAAAACCATAGCAAGTGAAGACGTTGGCACTGGTTTAGGTGGCTCTGGTTCTGCAGTATTTTTATACACAGATGCCGCAACAACCACAAGAGCAACAAATACTGCAATAGGTGTGCAGACTGATTTTGGACCCCCAAGTGGTGGCACTGGAACGCAATCAGGAACTGTTTCATGGACTGTAACAGGCACAGCCGCTAAGGAATGGGAATTTGAACTTGAATCAGGTAGCACTGATCTAAAAATCAAAGAAGATGGTGTAACCAGAGTAACTGTTGACAGTGCTGGTGATATAACTGCTAACTCATTTATAGGTGATGGTAGTCAATTAACAGGTTTACCAGGTGGTGGTAGTGTGACATCAGTGGGATCAGGAAATGGTCTAACAGGTGGTCCAATCACAGGATCAGGTTCATTGGAAATAGACACAGGTGTTGTAGTAGACTTAACCACAGCACAAACCTTAACTGGTGCTAAAACACTTGATGATGCAACACTTAAAAAGTTCAAAGAAACAGTGGTAGCACTGGGTAATCAAAGTGGTGATATCAGCAGTCAATTAGATGCAAACAATGGTTCAATATACACTGTCACAGCAACAGGTGGTATAACCATAGACAGCATTGCAAACGCACAAACAGGCACATCAATGACAATCAAAGTTGTGCAAGATGGCACAGGTTCTCATGCATTAAGTAGCACAATGAAGTTTGCAGGCGCTGAAAAAACATTAAGCGCCGCACCAAACGCCATTGATGTTATAAGTGTGTTCTATGATGGATCAGATTACTTAGCAAGTCTAACCAAAGGATATGCGTAATGCCATTTAGTGCCAGGGGTGGATTTCTTGCACAGGCAGGAGCACCTCCAGGACCTCCATTGTGGACACCAGCAGACATAACCACAGAAGCATGGGTTGAAGCAACAGTAAGTGATTTAACACTCAGTGGCACCAATGTTACAAGTTGGACTAACAAAGCCAATGGCACAAACACAGTGGATTATGCTAATTCAACCAGCAGTGAACAACCTACATGGGATAGTGCAGGTGGTTATGTGCATTTTGATGGTGTTGATGATTATTTACAAGCAGACAGTGCCTTTGCATTCAGTGGACGTGATGATATCATGGTTATATGTGTTGTAGACATACCAGCAAGTTCAAGTTATTTTAGTGGTGTAGCAGACAAGTTCTTCCAGCAATCAGGACTTCCAGGTGGTGGTTCCAGCACACATGGTGCATACAGTTTGGCAGCAGGTTCAGGCTCAATTGGTTGGAACAACAGATACAACAATGGCTTTAGTGCATTTGCCAATGGTTCATTTGCCACTAAAAATTTACATGCAGGCTTTATGGCAAGTTCAGATAACTATGGCAGTGCAGAATGGTATTTGAATGGCTCAGACATAGGCCCAAGAAGCAGTGGTAACAATGCTAATAACAGTTTGGCATTGAATAATGCATACAGTTATCTTGGTGGTGGACCTGCAGGAAACAGTGGACAGTTTATGTATGCAAATTGTAAAATGTATGAATTGGTAGTGCTCAATGATGTCACAACCACAAACAGACAATTGGTAGAAGGATACATGGCATGGAAACATGGACTTGAAGGTGACTTACCCAGTGGACATCCTTACAAAACAGCGGCACCTACAACATGATAAATTTATATTTTAACACACAAGCAGAAGCAATAACTGCCATGGCCACAATCAATGGTAGATTGGGTATACCAGATGAACATGGCACAACAACATGGGCAAACATAAAACCATGTGTGAATGGCACTTGGACATTTATAAAACCTGAATGTGATTTAGGTGGATTACCTGAATACACAGAAAAAGAATTTGACAAAGTCACTGATTTAGGACTGGGCAACAGTGCCAGTGACGCAGACGGATAGGATATAACATGAATACAATAGCAGAATTATTAACAGAATTTGCCAAGCACACTGATGCAAGTGCAGAACGCAAAAAGAAAGTGTTTAACATGATACGCAAAGAAGAAATAGACACTGTGGAACAAGTAAAATATATCATGAATCTCGGTCATCATGGCGAGTAGACGCATGTATAAAGGTTCACCATGCAAAGCAAATTGTGGTGGACACAGAGCCGGTGCCGCATATGCAAGAAGAGGTGGTCAAACACCTTCAGGTAGCAGTAGCAGTTTCAACAATGGAATGAAGATTGCAAACGGCACATTCAAAAGACCAAAAAAGAAAAAGAAATAGGAGAATAACATGCCAGGTAAAAACAGAGGCGGAAGCAAAATGCCTAAGAAGAAAAAGTCACGTGGTGGCAAAAAGAAAAGAGGTTAATTGGTTAGAATACTACAAGAGCATAGCAAATGTGTGCCCTTGGAGTTACAAATCATTTATCATGGGTAAAATAATAACCATACCTTACACGGATAACACTTTTATGACTTTTGCAAGTGCATTTAGAAGTTGTAAAGACATGCACGGTGTAGCAACAGATTGTTTTGTTTACACCTGTGAAGGCAAAGGTGTTAGATGGCTGGAAAGCATGGTAGATGAAATGAATGAAGAATATCCAGATGCAGAATGGTTATACAGCACACCAGAAGATAATTCAGGCAATGCAACACCAATACCAGTATTGATACAACAACACCGAGCAAAGCTCGAATATTTAAGGGATAAGATAGGATATGAAGACCAAGACTGCACAGGTAGTGAAGATGAATAACAGGACCACTGTGAAGGATTTAGCAGTGGAAATTGACACAATGAAATGTGAGAATGCAGTGCAACATGCACAAATGCGTGAACGCATTGATCTATTGCAAGACAATATCAAAGAAAACAAGTCATGGTTCAATGGCAGATTAGACAAATTAGATCAGCGTATATGGGCTATAGTTATGTTAACATTGGGTTCACTGTTAGCCAGTGTGCTCACAATGGTGTTATCATAATGCCAAGACCCACACAAACCATACGTAATGCGGCTAAAAGGGCACTTGAAGCCAGAGAAAAAGCACCAGCAAGTCGCAAAAGCATGACGCTCACAGGACTTGCAAGAGCTAACCAATTGGCCAGAGGTGATAATTTAAGCATACAAACTCTCAAACGCATGGTTAGTTTTTTAAGCAGACATGAGGGCAATTACAAACGTGCAAAAGCCAAAGGACTTAGTGCAGAACAATCACCTGCTATACAAAGTTATCTTGGTTGGGGTGGACCTTCTGCTCTTGCATGGGCAAAACGTGAACTCGAAAAAGCAGGACGTTAATCACAGACTTGCAAAATTCTTTGCAAGGGCAACATATTCACAAACAGGTTGTTTAGAATATCACGCAGAAAAGTTTGACAACTATATAAATCTCAAAAATGCACCTGAACAATACTTTAAAACCAAAAGCACATCATTGCACAGATTTGTGTATGCTGTTTGGCATCAACAACCACTGACCACAGATGATGTTATCATGCACACATGCGATAATCGTATATGCATCAATCCCAGACACTTGAAATTGGGCACTATTCAAACCAACAATGCTGATAGGACCAGAAAAGCTCGTGCAAAAAATAATAATAAATAAGTAACAGTAACATATAATATATTTTTAGATGTTACTCCAGTGAAAGAGGATAGAATGTGTGCTATCCTCTTTTTTTATGACTTTTTTACCTTATTTTGACCAGATTTATCGCTTTGTTTTGATAAAACAGATAAATAAATATATACAATGCAATAAAGCA